GTTCGGCACCTAATCCACATTTATTATATAAAAAACGACAGCCGGTTTAAGCGGACAAAGCACTTGTCTGCAGACAAGGTCAAGTCCCTTGATGAGTCCAACGAAAACGTCATTGGAAACGTCTGGCGAAGAGAAGAGGCTGAGCACGTAGAGGTCTACGAGGTCTGGTATCACGCATGGGCTAGTCGGATTGTTGTCTCCGGTGGAAAGAAAAAGCGCCGTCGAGTCAAGGAGATGCGCGTCCTTTGGGTTTGCCAGCAGCCAAATGCAGATAAGACGGGCCCAACCGTCCTTAAGCACGCCCTTTCCCCGCTAGATATGGAGGGGTATCCCTTTGTTGATCTTCGGTTTGAGAAGGTCAACGACCAGTTCTATGGGATCTCTCTTGCCCACAAAATGCTTCCCGTTGCCGAAAAGCTTCAGCGGCTTCTAGACGGAGCTGTTGAGGGGCTAGAGGCAAGCATGGCCCTCAAGACTGTTTATAAGGACGGGATTTTTGACAAGCAGTCAAAGGCTGCCCTTGCGTCAAAGACGCCTCAGATGGTTGCGGCAAAGAGCAAAAACGTCGCAGCAGATGTAAGGAACCTTGTAATGCCTGCGTTTCCTCAAGAGTTCTTGGGGACATACAACATCCTTAGGGGTGTGCTTAACGAGGTGGGTGCAGGCGACGAGGCTATGCGCGGAGGCAGGAGCTCGGCTAAGTCTGCGACGGAGGTTTCCTACCGAGCTGCCATGCACGCCGGTCGGTCAGAGTCGAAACTCCGGATCTTTGAGAAGTTCGTCCAAACCATTGCTCGAAAGACTCTGCAGGTTATGCAGCAGTTTTATGATGCAAATCGCTGGGTGAAGATTACAGGTAGAGAAGACGCTGTTTCTTATAACCGAAGCGATATTCGTGGAGAATTCGATGTCGGCGTTCACGCTGGGAGCATGAAGCCGGTCGGCCCTGAGGCTGAAAGGCAGTCGTACATTGGCTTTATGAATGCTCTCGCGGCTGCAGCTCAGGCCCTAAACGTCGCCCAAGTTCCCCCGGATGCAATCGCCGTGTTTTACAACAAGGCCCTTTCTCTTTGGGAGCAGGACAGCCCAGAGCTCAGAGATAGTTTTGCTCAGTTGTTCGGACAAGCGGCCACGCAGGCTGGACCTTCTGCTCCAGCTAGTCCAGAATCAATGGGTCCGGAGGGTGCCCCTGATGGTGAGATGATTGCGTCTGGGGCTGCGATAAACCCGCAAACGGGAGAATCGCTTACTATTCCGGCTGGAGGAAGGTCTGAGTTCGCACCCCCATCGGGAGTGCCGGTATTCTAGGAAGGAAGCAGCATGCCGATCTATACGCTTAAGTGCCAACGATGCGATCACTCGTGTGAGCGCGGGTTTACTGTCTCTGGGTTTTTGGCCCAGGAAGCTCAAGAGTTTTTATTTATTAGCTGTCCACGATGCAAGCGTCGCGGCTCTATGCGCCATGACTTTATGGCAGATGTCAGAAGCCAGGTCGTTCACAGTGACGAGTACACGTTTGCAGAAAACGCTCCAGAGGAGCACCTAGTAAACAAGACGGTAACTAAGGCTGAGGCCAAAGCCATTCTTAAGAAGCATGGGCTTGTTAATGCTGGAAAGCTTCCCAAGCGAGAGTCCAAGTCCCACGTTCGCAGTTATTCTCAGAAGGAGATTGCTGAACGCTGGTCTACTGAAAAAGAGTCTAAGTCTAATGAAAACAATAAAGTAGACGTTGACACAAATGCAGTAGAAGAAGATACGATTATTGCTAATACTTGGCCTGGCCTAAAAGCCCAGGCTAAGTCGTTAGGGATTAAAGTCCCCAACACAATTAAAAAGCCCGAACTTGAGCGACTGGTTCGGGAGCAACTTTCAACTTAGTCGTAACCTGGAGATTCCGTGAATCCAGAGCTTGGCAACGATAACCCCGATTCCCTTGAAGAGTCCGGAGCTATTGACAACTCCCCGGTGGCCGCCGATGAGATCAATACTCAAGACGAATCAGAGGTTGGTGGGACCGAAGGCTCGAGCGATGGTGAAGACGGTTCAGGGTCTTTTTGGTCGGGGAACCCCCTCGAGCTTGAGCCCGAAAACCTCGCCATCTACCGAGAGATGCAGTCCGGTCTAACAAAAAAGACGCAAGAACTTTCCGAACTACGGAAGGGTCTTGAGTCTGACCGACATGCAATTCAACAACAACAAAACCAACTCCAACAGGCTTTCCTAGCGCTTCAGGCGCAACAGGCTGGCCAAAGGCCAAATGGGGCCGACTCCGCACCTCGGGAGACTGAGGTAAGCGTTGACGATCTGCGAGAGCGGTTCACCGAACGAGCGAAATCAGGAGATGGGTTTGGTGCGTTACTTGAGGTAATGGACGCTCGCCTTAACAAGCTCTCTGGCCCTTCGGAGCGAGAGAACGAGTTAATGCGGCAGATTGAGGAGTTAAAAGGCCAGGTCTACTCTGTTGCGGAGACATTTGCTCCGCACCGAGAGGCTAGCCGAATCAACTCAATCTTTGAGGATATGAAGGGTGGCCAGTACCGAGAGTTTCGTGATGACCGTGTTCGCGGTGAGATGCGAAAAATTCTCGACGGAAATGACCCAACTATCACCAATCTTCTTTCGTCAGGTTCTGAGGACGCCTATCGGGCTGCCTTGTCTCTGGCGGGAGAACGAGCCATTAGGGCGGTCAATGAGGGCCGTCTTATCAGTAATGCCAAGAGAAGAGCTGAAGCAGCTCCGCCAGCAACGTCTCAGTCAGGGACGGCCTCTTCGCCTGTAGGATCTACCGCGACAATGTCGATGGAAGAGATCTTAGATGCGGTGTTGGGTCAGAACGCAGACTTAGGCAGCCGTCTGGGCTAGCTTTAGCCTAAAGAGGAAACTATGGGCGCTCCATTTTCATCAACACTGTCCGATTACACGAAGGCGTTTACGCTTACGTGGGGCGCTTCCTGGGAAAAGCTTGTTTGGCTTATCCTTGAGCAGTCTCCCCTCCTGTACACCATGTACAAGAAGGGTGCTATTCATCTGGAAGCAGCACCTCACGCACGAATTCCCTTCGCGCACGCCGAAAACCCCAACGTTCAGACGTACCAGGGCACTCAGGTCCTGAATACTGCTGATAGCGAGTTTGCCAAGCCGTTCATCTTCGACTCATGGGGACAGATCTCCTGCCAGTCGGTGGTGGCTTGCGACAAGGTAGACCTTAACCAGAATGCAAAGCGACAGATTGGCAGACTTCTTGATGCCGAGCTGACTCAGTGTGCAATCACCATGCGAAACTACATCGAAGAGCAGCTTCACACTGCAAGCAGCGTGAGCGGCGACATCGATGGTCTTCGCGGAATGATTGAGTTTGAGACCATTGCTGCCCAGGCTACCGGTTCGGTTGCTACGGTTGGTAATGTCGCGAAGAATACTGGGTACCACCATAACCAGTACCAGCAGATCGCTGGCGGATTCATGACTCAGGGCATTCCGACCTGGACCAAGCTCTACCGAGAGTGCTCCAAGTTTGGTCGTCGTCCCGATGTCATGCTTGTCGACCCCGCAGTCTATGATGGCTACGAGGAGTGGTGTGGTCCGGAGCGAGCTCTGATTGACGAGGACATGGGAAGCGCTGGCTTCACTAGCCTTCGATTCAAGGGCGCATCCGTCATCCCTGACTACAACATCACTGAGAACAGTGGTGAGGGCTTCATGTTGAACCTGACCGGCGGCTCCCCGAGCAACGCAGCAGGCTACAACTTTGAGCCTGGAATGCTTGACCCCGTTAAGGGCAAGAGCCAGGGACCAACCAACCTTGGAAACATGAAGCTTTGGATTAACCCCAACGCTCACTTTTTCATGGACGACTGGCGTCTCGCTCAGGAGCAGTGGGCTTGGATTTCCAAGACCAAGTTCCACGGGATCTTGACCGTCTCTAACCTCCGCGAGCAGGGTTGTTTTGACTTTGCTGGCGGTGCCTACAGCGCATAGAAAGGAGACTGTAAAAAATGGCACTTTCAAATCCTGTCAAAAAGACTGTTGAAGTTGTGGCTCGAGAGAGCTTGGTCGCCGGGGATGTTGTCGCTCTGATGGTTCAGAGTGACGGCGAGCTCCACGCGTTCAAATTTAACAACGGAGATGTGCTTCAGACGCAAGACTTCATCCCGATTGTTGGCGTTGTTGAAACCGACGTTGATATTCTCAGTGGGGATTACATCTCCGTTGTGGTTCAGGGCCTTTGTAAGGCGAAGATCTACCCGGAGGGCGTTGCCCTAACGACGGGGTCTCCGACTGCGTTTCTTTATCTTGCAGATGAAGGTTCGGATGCAGCGGGCTCTGGCACGTTTTGCAGCGACACAGCGAACACAACGATGGGCGCTGCAAACGTCTCTAACCTGCAGACAGCAAGTCACGTAGAAGCTTACGTTAAGGGCGTTCGCGCAATTTTCGTTGGCGGCACAACCATTGGTGCAGGCACCACGGTCGTTCAGGGTGATGTCTTTGTTTACAACAACCCAATCATTATCTGACAAACTCGCCCGCTGGTCGCCTTAGGGTCGCCAGCGGGCAACACACCTGAGGGTAGGGGGCTTCGGCCCCCTACCTAAACAGGTCGAGAAAGAGAGAATTTAGAATGGCTACTACTACTGCACCTACAGGATTCGGTCGTCCGATCTGGTCCGCCATTAAGGGCGGAAGCCAGGTTCACGGCGTTGGGCTCATGGCGGTCGTTTCGACATTTTCGGGTGACGCCGGAGATTTTGAGCAACCCCTATTCATTGCTCCTCCGACAACAAGTGGAATGTATAAGGTTGAATCGGCAAGCATCAGCTTTGATACTGCTGTTAATGATGACGCCAGTCACCGCTGGGAAATTAAACTAGAGGTTGGGACGGCCAGCTCCTTTGAGGACCTCAGCACAGCAGCCCTATCAAGCGCCACAGACTTTGCAGCTAACACTGCGTATACGCTGGACGCCGATGGGCCTGAGGCTTCGACCCCAAAGAAGGTCTTCCTTGCGGCTGGAGACCTCGTTCGGTGTAAGTTTGATGAGACTGGCACCGCTGACGACCTTTCCAATGTTGATATTACCGTTACGTTGTTCCTTCGACACTCGCCCCCCGGACGTTAAGAACGGGTAATCTCTGGGGGTGTGGGGTAGCCTGACCTGCCCTGCACCCTTAGACCCGCCCTTAACAAACGACCGGAGGTTGCGTGAACTTTTCTGTACTAAAGCAAAGACTTGGGAAGCGCCGAGGGTTCGACGGGAACGAATCTCGTCTTGGGGACTTCATTAACGACGCATATATGACGATCTGTGGTCGTCGGCAAACCTGGAGCTGGTTAAGAAGAACCCACCAGTTCAGCACCTATACTCCAGAGTCAGCCCTAGGAACTGCAGCATCCACCGGGGCAACTTTTACAAACGGAAGTCGTGTTGTTTCAAACATGACAACTATCGCCGGTAAGGCGACACGATCTGGAGCTCGTCTTTCCTGCCCAGACGGAACAGTCCATCGGATTGCCAGCCACGACGGCACAACAAACGCATACCTTGAAGCAGCCTATGGTGGATCTACCACCACAGCGACCTACAGGGACAAGTGGACAATCTACTGGGACGAATACCCCTTACCCGAGGGCACATCTAACATCGAGTCTATTGTCTGTACTGGAAACGGGTTCACCTACCACGTTCCAGAGCAAAGCTTGCTCCCACAGCACATGAAGGGACTGACGGTAAAGGACTACGAGTCCTACCCTCAGTACTACGCTCTCGAGCGACACAGTCAGATACCAGCTCCTGAGTCTGCAGCTACCGCAACCGCTATCACTAGTGGCGACGGCAGCATGGCGGCGGGGACTTATAAGTACAAGTACTGCTACTTCAATACTAGGACCCAGGAAGTTGGTCCGTTTTCCCCAGAAGTATCTGTGGAGATAGCTTCTCCCAACAACGGGGTGAATCTCTCTTACTTAAGAAGGTCCGACTTTGGGGTAGCGATCTACCGAACTAAGGCGGGTGGTTCAGAGTTTTTCCACCACAGAAACGCCCCCACGAGCGACTTCATAACCACAACCCTTCAAGACCTTTACCCCGACAGTGCGATTGGGTTTAAGCACGTAGACCTAGACATCACTGGGGCGACGATGGCTACGAACATCGGCTCAGTTATGCCAAGGGCTATCTCGGCGGGCGGGGTAGAGCATGTCCGACTCTGGCCCCCTCCGGACGAAGAGTATGTTGTTGATATTACTTACTTTATTGCTCCAAAAGAGTTGACTCTAGATACGGATGTCCCAGTGCTCCCGGCACAATTTCATCCTGTAATCCTTGATTTGGCTGAGTCTTATGTTTTGGGCGAGGCAGAAAATCACTCTGCTGCGTCTCAAAAGAGATCTATCGCAATGGAGATGATTGGTCGTATGGAGCGGGACGAGGACTCGGACCCAGGGACCGTTGTGTCGATTGGGTACGGAGAGCCTGACGCTTATACGGGGAGACTCGGTGACGGTCGGTGGCCGCGAACAGTAAGCAGCACTTAAGGGGTCTAGGGTGGCACGAATAGCGCAAGGCCCAGGAACTAAGGCTGTTCCTGTACTTACAGCAGGCTTAACTGATCGGGTATGGGTATCCGGCGGAGAGTCTCGTGAAGTTGACGGGTGTTACTTCCAGGTAACTGGAACGGTTGAGAAGGTGAAGGGGGTCCGAAATCTTGTTGATTGGGACTGGCTCACCCCGCACTTGCTGAACACCAGAATCAACGCGATCACCCCATTCTCAATTCCGAATGGGCCAACAGAGCTCGTCATTTCGGTGTCGGGAGATAGTGGTGGAGCTGAGAAGCACTACCCAAATC